AGAAATGATATAATAAAAGAAATAAAAGACGAAGATAACGTATGGAGTTCTAATGGCAAATGACGTAATGATAGATATGGAAACTCTAAGTACAGATCCTGATTGTGTTATTTTAACAATCGGTGCTGTTCGTTTTGATCCTATGGGTACTGGAGTCGTAGAAAAACTAGAACTACGTCCTGAGATAGATTCGCAAACAGAAGAATTAAATAGACATATAAACCCTGATACATTAAGGTGGTGGGGAGAACAAAGTGAGGATGCAATTGATGAAGCAATGGGTGACAGAGATAGGATTCCGTTTAAAGATGCAATGGATCAGTTATACAAGTTCTGCTGGAATCGCAGAGCAGTTTGGTCTAATGGCGCTGGTTTTGATATTGTTGTTGCAGAGAATGCCTTTAGGCAATTAGAAATGCCGATACCCTGGCCTTTCTACACTATTAGAGACACAAGAACAATATATGATCTTTGCAACGTATCTCTTAAAGATGGTCAAGCAGTAACGTCTCACAAGGCTGTAGAAGACGCAGAACACCAAGCAATCGTTGTGCAACGTGCATATCAGAAACTTAAACAAGCAGGACTTAAATGAGTATACAGTCAGATATTGATATTGACTTTGGAGATAGAGAAAAACTACTCAAGTTGATTAAACATGTACCTGCGGCAATGCGTGATGTAGAGCCAATAAAGAAACATCCTACTGGTGTATACATAACAGATGTACCCTATGACCCTGTAAATGATATGTGTTCTTTAGATTATAAAGAAGCAGATCAAAGAGGATACTTTAAGTTAGACCTGTTAAATGTTAACATCTATAAAGCAGTAAAAGATGAATTACATTTAATTAGTCTTATGACTGAGCCTAATTGGGAACGATTAAAAGAAAGAAATTTTGTATCTGTGTTGTTGCATCTAAACAAACAATATGATGTTATGCAACAAATGCCAGAGCCTATTAATAGTATTCCAAGATTAGCAATGTTCTTGGCTATTATTCGTCCAGCAAAAAGAAATCTTATTGGGAAGACATGGAAAGAGATAAGTAAAACTGTGTGGATTGACAACAATACAGGATACACGTTTAAAAAGTCACATGCAGTGGCATATGCACAATTAGTTGTAGTGCATATGAATTTATTAGAGGAGCAAGATGAGTCAATATGACGATAGAGTAGAAAGACAGAGACAAATGTTAGCGGCCGAAGAGTGGTCAAGAGGCGTAAAAGCAATACATGCACATTCATTTACTACTATGCATTACGAAACAAACCCAGATAGAACAGGTGATGATTTACGTGTATTAGATATAGAATATAATGACGGCACAGTAGAAAGAGAATACATAGTATCAGGTCGAAAAGAAATAATAGGAACAAAACTTAAAGGTGAAATGTTATTGTTTGAGTATCAGAGGCACATCTAATGGAAGAATTGACACTAAACTTAATACCAGAAAACGATCCTAAATTAAAGGAACCTTGTGAGCCTTGGGACTTTAAACTCGACGGTGATCCAACTGAACTAATTAAAGCAATGACTAAAGTGATGTTTAATCCTAATCATCCTGGCATTGGTTTAGCCGCACCACAATGTGGCGTAATGAAAAATATATTAATCATGGGCACAGATGAAAAGTTAATGGCTTTTATTAATCCTCAAGTAGATGAACTTAGAGGAGAAAAAGAATTATTTTTAGAAGGGTGCTTAAGTTATCCTGATCTATGGTTGCATGTTCCAAGACAACCTGAATGCGTAGTCACCTATCAACAAATCGATGGTGAAGTCGTTAAAGAAAAACATCTTACTGGTATTCAAGCACGTGTATTTTTACATGAATATGATCACCTATTAGGTATCACGTTTGAAGAACGTGTACAAAGTAAACTTAGTTTAGAATTGGCTAGAAAACGCAGAGCAAAAAAGAAACGCCAAAGTGCTAAACTGGCTAGAAGACTTAAATTCCCTTCTGTTTCTTAGTAAGGTCGTTTTACTAAAGTAATCGATTTTCTTTTAACTCTTTTCTTTTGGAAGTCAGTCATTGACACAATCGGTCCATGCAACAATGTTAATGACTTATTATTGAATGTTCTTAAGAAAGGTTTAAACATTGCCCACTCTTGCTTAAGAAATAAATGAATTGGTATTTGACGATTTGATTCCCACCACCAAACATCTCCTAATTCTAAAAACTTTAGTCTTTTTTCAGGATCAACTATTGCACCATAGTCATAGATAGTTGTAACAAGATCATCACGGTTTTGAACAATGCCCACAAAGTCTTGTCCGGCATATTGTAACACCGAAATAAACGGGTGAGTCTCTGTCAATTTGACAAAAAAGTCGATGGGTTTCTTTGAATCTGTCATGTCTGTAAAGTATTTAGTACGATGAAAAAAATGGTCAAATTTCTTGGTAAACGCACCTAAAGATAAATATATTCTATAGGAGATTAAAATTTGTGTCTTACACTACATCAGTATATACTTATACAGTCAGACAAATCGTTGTGGTTTTGTCAGGCACAAGCCCGAGGAAATATATGCCAGTTTATTCAAAACCATTAACCTTAAATAAAGGTGTCGATAATCAATTACAGTTTCAGTTTCTAAATCAGGAACAAAAGCCTGTTGACTTGTCATATATTGCAACTGAAAGTCAACAAATATCATTTAGAGCCATCAACTCAGATGGTACCGAAATCCTTTTCAGAAAGGCATTGACACCTGTACTTGATGTCAACGGTATATTTCAATTAAACACAACAGCGGCTGAAATTGAAGATATTGAATCGCAAAAATGTTTTTATTCATTAGAATGGCCAAGTGGTAATCTTAATTTACCTGTCTTTGTAGATTCTAAAGCAGGTGCTAGAGGTGATTTAAATATTGTTGACTCAATACTACCTTCGTTTGTACCATCACAGAACGTAACAATACCAAACGATCAACCATTTCCTAATGCAAATGCTAATGCAAATTCAGAAGCAGTAACATTTTATTCAAGTATTATCAACACGCAAGATAATCCTGTATTAACTACTTCAATCGACTATGCAAATTATGTAGGCAATGTCACTATTCAAGGATCAACTTTAGTTGATGCAAACTTTTATGATATTGAAACACACACATATGGTAATGCAGAAACAGGCGAGAGTGAATCTAGGACTATAGGTTATACAATCGACGGCTATCATCCATTCGTAAAGGTTAAATTTGAATCTAATGTGGGTAACATAGTTACTATTTTGGCTAGATAAGTTACCCTGTTTACTTGTTTTAACTCTTATTTTCGTCTATAATATCAGATATGTTTGATATACTTACGATTGTCCCAGGCAAAAAGAAGCAGACGCAGAGTGGATGGACTTCATTCAATGCGCCTTGTTGCCATCACAATGGACATAACCCTGACAAAAGAATGCGAGGGGGAATTAAAGCAGACGGTGATGATTGGAACTATCATTGTTTTAATTGTGGCTTTAAGTGCGGTTTCAAACTAGGCAGAGCAATTAGTAAACGCACACGTAACTTTTTATCATGGTGTAATATGCCAGACCAAGATATTAATAAATGGTCGTTGCATTCTATTCAACACAAAGATTTGATAGATTCTATCCTACACAAAAAGAAACAACAGAAGTTACCTACGTTTAAAGAAAAGCCAATGCCAGAAGGTGAGTTGATTTATACTGCTAATAAAGATCATCAAGTGTACATTGACTACTTGAACAAAAGAGGATTACAACACAACGACTATCCTTTTATGGTTAATCCCAATGCAGAGGGAAGACAATCGCAGGGTATAATTATCCCTTACACATATGAAAACAAAGTTGTAGGTAGTACAATAAGATTTATGGACGATAGAAATCCTAAGTTCATAAATGATCAACAACAAGGATATGTATTTGGTACTGATTTACAAAAAGATAGTTGGGAAGTCGTATTAGTTTTTGAAGGTATTTTTGATGCTATCTCAATGAACGGTTTAGCACTGACACATGACACAATTAATGACAATCAAGTTGCTGTCATTAACAAATTGGGTAAACGTGTTATTGTTGTTCCTGATCAGGATAAAACAGGTTTAAGTATATGTGAAAGAGCATTAGAACTAGGTTTTGATGTGTCTTTACCTAACTGGTCAGAAGATATTAAAGATGCAAATGATGCTGTAATTAAATATGGTCGTCTGAATACTCTACTAAGTATATTAGACTCCGCAACAAACAGCAAAATTAAAGTAGAAGTTATGAGGAATAAAATTGCTAAAAGAATTTAACGTAGAAGTACAAGAATTATTCTTGCGAATGATGATAACAAATGCAGAGTTGTTTGTTAGGGTCAATAATATCTTTAACGCAGAAAACTTTGATAGAAGATTAAGACCTGTCGCAGAGTTTATGAGAGAACATTCAGAGCAATATAAGGTATTGCCTGACTCTACGCAAATCAAAGCAACAACAGGAGAAACAATCGACACAGTTGATGAATTAGACGATGGTCATTACGAATGGTTTATGACTGAGTTTGAATCGTTTACTCGCAGACAAGAATTAGAAAGAGCAATCATGTCATCAGCAGACTTGTTAGAGAAAGGTGATTATGATCCTGTTGAAAAGTTAATTAAAGATGCAGTACAAATATCATTACAAAGAGACTTAGGTATCGATTACTTTGAAGATCCTAGGGCTCGTCTTATGCATCTTAAATCTAGCAACGGTCAAGTATCATGTGGTTGGCCCTGCTTAGATCAAAAACTCTATGGTGGTTTTAATAAAGGTGAACTGCAAATCTTTGCTGGGGGTTCGGGTTCAGGTAAATCATTGTTCATGCAAAATCTATCAGTCAATTGGGTAGAGCAAGGCTTATCAGGCGTGTACATCACACTAGAATTGAGTGAAGAACTATCAGCAATGCGTATCGATTCTATGTTGACTGATACAAAGTCTAAGGAAGTATTTAAAGACTTAGACAATGTTGAAATGAAAGTTAAGATGAAACAAAAAGCCGCAGGTAACTTTAGAATTAAATATATGCCTGCTCAATCTACAGTAAATGATTTGAGAGCATATGTCAAAGAATTACAAATACAAACAGGTATGAAACTAGACTTTATGTGCGTTGACTATTTGGATTTGTTAATGCCAGTAAGTGCTAAAGTAAGTCCTAGTGACTTGTTTGTTAAAGACAAATATGTATCAGAAGAATTACGTAACTTGGCGAAAGAGTTTGATTTAGTATTCGTAACTGCATCACAGTTAAACAGAAGTTCAGTTGATGAAATTGAATTTGATCACAGTCATATCTCAGGTGGTATATCAAAAATCAATACAGCAGACAATGTGTTTGGTATCTTTACATCACGTAGCATGAGAGAACGTGGTCAGTATCAAATTCAGTTAATGAAGACAAGATCAAGTTCAGGGGTAGGACAAAAAGTAGAATTAGCATTCGATATAGAAACATTGCGTATTACAGACCCAGGAACTAATGCACCAACGCATAACACATCACAACCATCTGCACAATCTATCATGGATAAGTTTAAAACAACATCACAAGTAGGGCAGACTAATGAAATAGTAGAAAATCAAGTAGAGCCCGAGCAAAAACGAGTAAATGGTGATGTACAAAGTACAAAATTAAAATCATTATTGAATACTTTGAAAGACAAATAATATCCAAAATGGTCACGATTGACTAAATAGTAGTAAGGAATTATACTTATGCAGAAAAAAACTAAAAGCCTTTTAGAAGAACTAGAAAATTTTGGTAGCAACCGAGATATCCCACATATTGTAGAGTCTCGTGGCAACAATATTATTACTAGTGCGGTCAATTTAATTGAATTCATTCAACGTAATTACGATGATGTTCAGGCTGAACAGTTAGAAAAGAAACTGCTAAGTGCTATCCGAGGTAGAGACAAAACTCGTTTTTCAAAGACGATTAAAAAGTATCAAGGGTAAGTATCAATGAAGTTTGATGAAGTCATTATCAAAGAAAATAAATTAGGCGACTGGATGTTTGGAGACAAACGATACCGCGGTCAGGGCGGCATGGGCGGTACAGGAGGCCCTACAGTAAAAGCACCTAGTTTAGGACTTAAAGGTGGACTAACAAAACAA